AACTGAAAGAGAACAATGATAATTCAGAAGTTTACTTTATTGATGAAGATAGATTTGCTCATGGTATAACAGATTATTCGTTTGACGATAATCAAAGTTTGATTCTTTGGTAAAATAAGGATTTAGTGGAGGTTGAAAATGGATTTAGGCGGTAACTAAAGTAAATATGTCAGTAACTAAAATAGTAAAGGATAGATAAAAATATGAACAGAACAGAAGTTTTGGATTTATGTGAAGAGTATTTACATCAACTATGGTGTATGGAAGACATGAAAGATGGTGGAATGCTTGCTTTATATGGTTTAGAACAGCATAGAATAAAATTACACGATACTTTGTGTGATTTGTTAGAAATAGACCATGTAAAGAGCAAGGATATATTATCATATCTTGACGAAAAAATAGATTTTGATTTTTCTAAAATGCCTAGTAAAAGTGAGTTAAGAAATTATGCAGAAAAGCTATTAAATCTGCTGTTGGAAGAAAAGGAAAAAGGTAACTTAAACTAAGTATTTAGTGGAGGAATCTTATGATAAAAAACAAAGCGATATTAGAGATGCTTGAAAAGAAAAATCAGGAAGTATCTTGCGAAAATTGCAAACATTGTAATCTAGCAGCTTACCATAGTGGAAAATGGTATTGCTCAAAAACAAGCGTATTTAATACTGATGTGGTTTTAGAACAATGTTTTGAAAAAAGATAGTTAGAATTTAGGAGGTAGAAATGAGAAAGATTCCAAAAGAGATAGTTGATAAAATTGAACAACGAAATGCACTTAATGAAAAAATTGCGGAGTGGTGTAAGGAAAACCTTGAACTGGATGGTATGAACTCCGATTTTGCTGATATTACTGATTATCATACAGGTGGCGAGCAGGGCGGAGATGATTGTAAAGAATGGTGCGACCAGACATGCAAGGGAGAAGATTGGTACGAGGGAGATTATTATTGGGAAACTGAATACGAGGGTAAATATCTTCACATGGAGTTTGAAATTTAAACTGAGATTTAAGGAGTAACGCTTATGAAGAGTGACATAGTATCTTTTGAGTTTATAAGAATCAATCGTGCCAGAGGTAAAATATGCAAATGCAATCTACCACATTATGAAGTAGATACCACAAACAGGATAGTTACTTGCAGCGATTGCGGAGCGGTTATTGATGCATTTGACGCACTTGTACATTTGGCAGAAATGCATGAGGATATTGAGGAAACTCAACAAAGGATGTTATCCAAGGCCAAGAGTTATGCAAAGATGGCAGACGAGGAATTCAAAAGAATGAGAAGAAACCAAGTTTTTAGAGATATGGAAAGTAATTATCGAAGTGGTTTGTATCCAATATGTCCCCAGTGTATGAAAACATTTGATCCTGCACATATACAAAGCTGGACAAGACATAACTGAAATATAAGTTTCAATGGTTGTTAGATGATGTAGATAAATGAGGATTTAGATAAAATATGGACGGATTAATTATAAAAAAGAAATGGATAGATTTGATACTTGCTGGAAAAAAGACAATTGAAATAAGAGGGAGTGACACAGCCAAGCGAGGTGAAAGAATATATTTACTTGAAAGTTGCACTCATAGAGTGAGGGGCGAATGCATAATAGAATCAACATTTCCTATATCCTGTTCTGATTGGTCAGAAGAAAGAGAGAATCATTGTGTTGATATTTCTTATGCTGATTTGAAGAAAAAATATAAAAAACCTCACGCATGGGTCTTAAATGAAGTAAAACCAATGAAAAATATATTGTATTATAACTACCCCAAAGGAGCTGTGATCTGGGTAAAAAACGTTGAACTGAGATTTTAGGAGGAAAAGGTAATGAAAAAGAGCATATTGATAGCAATAGCTACTATTACGGCGATCTGCTTCACCGGATGCCAGTCTGTTACAAAAAGTTTTGGTGGAACAACAACTATTAATTTGGAGCCGAACCAAAAGCTGGAGGAAATAACCTGGAAAGATGATTCTTTATGGTATCTCACAAGACCAATGACAGAAAATGATATTGCAGAGATACATACGTTTCAGCAATCATCAAACTATGGTGTATTTGAAGGAAAGGTAATAGTTGTAGAATCAAAATAGAAAACTGAATATAGAAAAAGTGGCAGAGCACCGACCAAAGTACCTCTGCCACAACATTCATTGTCCAAGAGTATATTAACATAATTCTATTTCTTGGACAAGTGCCAATTAATTACATCCAAGGAGAGACAGAAGATATGACTTGTAAAGATAGACTTAAAAATGACATTGTTGTTGGTATGAGATTGTATTTAGACACGAACCAGATGAACATTCTGGAGGCGGTAATAGTACAAGTGACAAGGAATTTGGATATCACGGAACAGGAAACACTTCCGGCTACAGTAGATAACACAAATGATTATATCATCAACCTATTTATGGCAAGGAAAGCCCCTAAGTTGAAACAAAAGACGGTAGATGCATACATGTTGACGATTCGGGAGCTGATCGCATTACTTAATAAACCATTGAACCAGATTTCAGAGGGAGACATAGAATATTATCTTTACAAAAAGAGTCAAATGGGAAATAACAACACTTCATTGAATAACTGCAGGCGAAACATATCAGCATTTTATACATGGATGCGCAAAGTCAAGATTGTATCTGAGAATCCCTGTGACGGGATTGATACATATACGCAGGTAGAGAAGCCAATAGATCATCTGGAGCCTACAGAGTGGGAGCTTCTAAAAAAAGGATGCTGGGATGCTAGGTCACGCGCACTCATTGAATTTATGCGCTGCACGGCAATGCGTAGAGGTGAAATACCTCAGGTAAAAATCAATGATGTAAATTTTTCAACCGGAGCAATAGAAATATTCGGACATAAGGCAAGCAGGTATAGGACGGTATACCTGGATAAGGTCGCAATATTCTATATCCGGGAATATTTAAGAGAGCGTGAAGTATCGGAGACAAGCAATCAATATCTGTTTACCCATCTACGAGGGAATACTGCTATGCAGTTAGGAGACAGGGGGATATATACACTTATAAAGACAATAGGCAAAAGAGCCGGACTTGACAGAAGAATTTACCCGCATTTATTCAGGAAGACAACAGCAACCGCAATTGTAAAAAGAGGTGGAAGTGAGGATGCAGCTGGTGAGTATCTGGGACATGCACCCAGAAATGTTACCGGAAAGCACTATACATATAAATCTACACAGTATGTGGAACAGATTTTTCACAATTACGTAGAATCAGTATGATGAGGGAGGAATGTTAATGCATGGGTTAGAAGTAGGACAAATAATAGAATTAGAGAGCAAACATGGTCCTGATGAGGCAGCAGAGAAGAAAAGCGGAAGGAAAACACTGGTCAAAGAAAAATATATAATAGTGCAGATATGCAGAAATCAGGTAATAGTGCAGAATCAAAAAGGATTTAAACGGGGTGTGACAATAGGGGAATTAGTCATAAGAGGAATAATAAAACAGAATGAGAAATATGAAGCACTGCGTGAGGAACGCTGTGACAAAGAAACCAGTAAGAGAAAAGTGAGATATAGTTACAAAAAGTAACTATAGACTTTAAAATTAATTATTTTATAATAAGAGTAAGAAATAGAGCCAAGAGCCAATATGTAGTCTGGATAAAGACTGTGTATTGGCTCTTTTTTCAATATGGCAGCAGGACAGGAGGTGAAACAGCAATATGGCCAAGAAGAACCCTTTAAGTGATAAAGCACGAGAAATGTACAATAATGGAATGAAACTGGTCGATATTGCAGTTGAACTGGATGTACCTCCCGGAACTGTACGGCGCTGGAAGAGTACCCATAATTGGGATGGCGAGCGTTCGGAATGTGATGCGAACAGAACATGCGAACGCTCGGAATCAATCTCATGGGTAAAAATAGAACATGAGTACGTTACGGATATAAGGAAAAAACCTTGTACGCTGGAAGAATTGGCAGCAAAACACAATATTGCCACTGGAACAATCGAAAAATACTCTATGCAACATGAATGGAGTGAGAAAAGAAAAAGATATAAGGAAAGCATCCAACAAAAAGCATTGGAAAAATCGTCTGAAAAAGATGCAGATCGAATAACCAGACTTCTACAGATTGCGGATTTGGCAACAGATAAGGCAGAGCAGGCATTAAATGAGTTGGAACAATATATTGTGAAAAGTAAGAAAAAAGTACGGACAGTTGAATATAAAGACAATACAGCTATTGGAAAGCCTACTAAAGAAATTATTGATGAAACGGAAAATGTAAAAATTGAAAATGGACCGGTAGACAGAATGGGCCTGTCGCTGGTCACAAGTGCATTAAAGAATATAAAGGAACTGTATGCGCTGCCTGCTGATATGGACAGTAAGAAATATCAGGTAGAATATGAACGTAGAAGAGCTGAAAAAGAGGGGGGAGAGACGGCGGAGTATGAGTCAGACGGATTTATGGAAGCACTGCTTTGTGATGTAGCCGCAACATTTAAGGAGGATGATGCAGTTGAAACGTAAAGCATTATTTAAGTTTACACGATTCAGCCATAAGCAGAGAGTTGTTCTGGAATGGTGGATGCCTGGGAGTCCATATGAGGATAAAGACGGTATTATATGTGACGGATCGATTCGATCGGGAAAGACTACGGTAATGTCACTTTCATTTATTATGTGGGCGATGGCAACCTTTGACGGGCAGAACTTTGCTATTTGTGGTAAGACAATTCAGTCACTGCGCCGTAATGTGATTGGACAGCTCAAACTTATGCTGCTGTCCCGTGGGTATCGGGTAGAAGAACACCGGTCAGAAAATTACATGGTTATCCGTATGGGAGATAAGGAGAACACTTTTTATTTATTTGGCGGCAAAGATGAAGGTTCTCAAGATTTGATTCAGGGTATTACGCTTGCTGGGGTATTTTTCGACGAAGTGGCACTGATGCCGGAGTCTTTCGTGAACCAGGCAACAGGTCGATGCTCAGTGGAAGGCTCAAAATATTGGTTTAACTGTAACCCGGAAGGACCAGACCATTACATAAAACTTGAATGGATAGATAAGATCACAGAAAAGAATTTGATTCGGGTACATTTCACTATGCGGGATAATCCAAGTCTTGCAACAAAGATTATCGAACGATATGAGCGAATGTACAAGGGGGTGTTCTATGATCGCTTTATATTGGGAAAGTGGGTGCTTGCATCGGGTATTATCTTCAGATATTTTGCCGAGGATGATACGCCATATTTATTTGATGATGCAGATATCTTTGATGAAAATGGAAAATTAAAGATTCCATTCTTTAAAATAGTAATGGGAATTGACTTCGGTGGTATGGGATCTATGACAATATATAATCTTACAGGGTATCAGAACAGATACCGTGATTTCAAAGGACTGGAAGAAGACGGATTGCCCCTGTCAGAAGATATAGACAGTAAGAAGATATGTGATAAGTTTGTGGAATTTTATAGTATGTGCATTAAGAAGTATGGCCGTGTTGACTGGGTATTCCCGGATAGCGCAAGCCCTACAATGATTAATAGCTTGCGGAGTGCTGCCAAGGAAGCAGGATTACCATATCAGAACATTAAGGGATGCCGCAAGAATGAGATATCAGAGAGACCTAAAACAGTAGATATGCTCTTTAATAGTGGGCGGCTGAAAATAAATAGGCGGTGTACACAGACCAGACATGCTATTGCATCATTGAGGTGGGATGAAGAACATCCGGATCAGCCGGAAGATAAGAATATAGGTAACATTAATGATAGGTGGGACAGCTTTTGTTATACATGGCTGGACTTTGTAGAGTATATAGACCTGAAGAGATAAGGAGAAGGACATGGAAGGATGCGTAAAGGATTATTTACAGAAAAAGGGTTATACAATTAATGATAATGCGCTGGCAGTGATACAGACATGTGATAACTGGTATAGCAACCGCATTATTGAGGATTTCCACAAAAGAAAGACAGTGAACGGGATTTCATATGAACTGAATCGTCTGAATTTTGGGAAAAGATGCTGCTCTGACGATGCAAACCTATGTGAGATACTGGAAATCAATGCCGGTAATGGTGAACAGGCAGAATTTGTAAAAGATGTGCTGTCAGAAAGCGAGTTTAATACGCAGTACCGTAAGCAGCTGGAAAAGACTTCTGCTGATGGTACAGTTGCGTGCTATATCCGTCTGGATAATGCTACGTTTATGGATAATGGCTCTGTACAGGGCGGTGCAATCAAACTGAATTATGTGGAAGCAGATGCTTTTATGCCCCTTACCGTAGAGAACGATATTGTAAAAGAAGCAGCTTTTTCAGGAGGCTCACTGGTGAAAGGAAAGAAACAGATTACCCTTGTTCTTTTTACACAGGACAATAATGGAATGTATGTGGCAGAAACACATGTATTCGATGACAAAGGCACAGAGTTGCCGGATAGCGAGCGCATTGTTCAGTTAGGTGACGTGAAACCATTTGCAGTTATGCGTAACGCAGAGGTCAACAATCTGGATGACATGGAAGGGTATGGACTACCTAAGTTGTGGGATGCTATCCCGGCACTTAAAATCATTGACCTATGCTACAATGTTCTTTATTCAGATCTTGATAAGGCTGAAAAGATTATCCTTGTGAATGAACTGCTGTGTGAATTTGACAATAATGGTAAGCCCAAGCTGACACCTGAGCAGAAGAAACTGTTTGTGTTCACCGGGGAAAAACTGCCACAAGAAAAAAGTATGATTCAGGAGTATAACCCGGAAATTAGAATAGAACAGATTACGAAATCCTTTGAACTGTCTTTATCATTGTTATCTATGTCCTTTGGGTATGGAACAAAAAAGTACAGCTTTGAAAACGGACAGATTACCACAGCAACTGAATATGTTGGCGAACGTCAAGATCAGATGCAGGAATTGAACAGGCAGAGACAAGAAGCTATTCGATACATACAGGATATTTGTAAAGCTATTATGTGGTTTGCAAATACATTTCAGGGAAGGTCATTCAATTTGGATCAGGATATACTTGTAGATTTTGATGATAGCTATATTACGGACAAAGAAGCAAAACTGGAAAGAAATAGAAATGACGCTTTGTCCTTTGATATCCCAGAATTGATGGTATGGTATCTTATGGATGCCTATAGCCTTACCAAAAAAGAAGCGCAGAAACTTGTAGATGGAAAGCAGGAACAGGAAGAGAAGCAAAGGCAGCAGGAAGAACCGGAGGATTAATGTATGCTGACAGAAGAACAGCTGGAATATATCAGCAGCGCACTTGTACCGCTATTTCAATATCTTGAACATGAAGTAATAGTGGACATAGCAGCCAGGATACAAAAAGCGCTTGCCTATACACGTACAGCAGAGATAAAAGCCCAGGCATTGTATGAACTGGGCTATAGCCCTGCACGGATCCGTAAGGAAGCCATGAAGATATTAAGGGCAGACCCGGAATTCAGGAAACAAGTGGCAAAGAATACACTGGAATATCAGAAGCAGGTAAAGAAAAGCCTGAGGGAAATATCAAGACAGGCGCAAAAGGCAGGAGAAGAGATATTTGCAGATGTGGGCGACCTGTCATATCTGGATGATCTCAGGACATGGAAACAGACAGGAAAAACGCTGAAGGATGACTCATTCCTACCTAAGCTGGTAGATGCTATTGGCAAGCAGACGAATGGGGAACTGGAAAATATTGCACGGACGACAGGATTTAAGGGTATCTATGGGTTTGAGAGCATAGAGAAAGCATACCGGCGTGAGTTGGACAGGGCGTTGATAAAATTTACTAGCGGGGCATATTCCAAGGAAGAGGTGATATATGACGCAATTCACAATATGTCACAAAGCGGTCTGCGTACCATTGATTATAAGAGTGGCAGGAGTAAACAGATTGATACCGGCGTAAAGCTGGCAGTACGGACAGGGGCGCATCAGCTGGTGCATAAGATCAAAGACAATAATTTCCTTCAATCAGGGGAAAATCTTGTATATGTATCGGAGCATATCGGTGCAAGAAATACAGGACATGGACATGCTAATCATGAGTCGTGGCAGGGGCAGGTCTATTATGTAAAGCCGGGACATGACTATACCAAAGAAGCTGACAGAATCGGACAGACAGAGATAAAAGATATGTGGGAGGCTACAGGTTATAGCATTGATGATGCGCATGAGAATGATCCGCTAGGTTTTCTGGGATATAATTGCCGACATACATATTATGTGTGGCATGAGGGCAGCAGTCAGTTGAATGATTTTGCTCCAAAAGAAGTACCACCCCAAGTAGAAATAAACGGAAAAACGTATGATTACTATGCACTGACCCAGAAGCAGAGGGTCATGGAAAGAGGAATCCGGGCATTAAAACGTGAAAGGGAAGCCATGAGCAAGCTGCAAATGGACACAGCACAGGTAAATCGCAAGATTAAGACTATGATACGAGAATATGAAGATTTTTGTAAAAAATATAAAGTACCTGAGAAGTATAACAATATCCGTTATGATGCAGGAAGTTCCGACATTAAGAAGACACAGGCTTGGAAAGAATATGATAGCCTTGTAAAAGCATCGAAAAATGATATAATTAATGTTGAAAAAACCTTGTTGCATGGAAACCCAAACAGCATAACACAAGAGGTATTGAAAAATGGCGGTGTGAACCGTAATTATTATGATAATGAGGGAAAGCAAATTAAGCAGATTTCCAATCATAATCACGGTAACGCAAAGCGACATCCATTTGGTGAGAAGGGTGAGCACGCACATGATTATACCTGGGAAGATGGAAAGCTGACTGGACGCTCAGTAAGAGAACTGATGGAAGAGGAAAGAAAGGAGAACAGCGATATTTTATGAAGCCGAATAAATTAGCTGAAATGATAAATTCACTGGCTGGCGATATTGATTTTGAATACAATGGTAAACATGGAGCTGTTTGCCCTTTTAGCAGGACAGATATTTCTCTTTCTTACGGTGATGAGGCACATGACCATACCTCTATAGCTGATGTGATGAATGATAAAATATTCAATGGCAAGTGTTTGAATGAAATATCAGAGCAGATAGTGTTAATGTAAAGAAAATAAAAAAACAATTGACTTTAAAATCAGAAATGGTACGCTTAAATTGTAACAAGTTCATGGGTTGCAAAAGAAGAGGGTGTCATAATTGAATGTGGAATACTGGTATCCGTGTCCAAACTGTGGTTTCCCAAAGATGATAAAGTACAGGAAGGATACCACAATCATTAATTTCCCGGGATACTGCAAGAAGTGTAAACAGGAAGCAATAATTACAATAGAGCCTAAGCGCCGAATAGTGAATTCTTAATTGAGAATAACTATACGGCGCTTTTTTATTGTTACGGCGGGGTAGAGCAGCGGCAGCTCACCTGGCTCATACCCAGGAGGTCGCAGGTTCGATTCCTGCTCCCGCAATTTCCCATATCGCAGAAAGTGCGATTCAGAAAATATTTTAGGAGGACGATATGAAGAATATTTTTGAAATCATGAAAGAGTATGGACTTGAAGTGCCGGAAGATAAGAAGAAGGATTTTGAAAAGTCTGTACTGGAGAACTACAAGACCATGACTGATTATGATAATCAGACCAAGAAGCTGGACGCAGCCAATGAGACAATCAAGGCCAATGATACCGCAATGAAAGATTTGCAGGGTAAGTTAGATGGATTTAAGGATGTAGATGTGTCTGGACTGAATCAGAGAATCAAAGATCTGGAAATCGAGAAAGCCAAGATCGAGAAAGATTATGATGCTAAGATTGCAGATCGTGATTTTGACGATCTTGTGAAAGAAAGTATTGCTTCTGTGAAAGGCAAGAATCCAAAGGCAATTACTGCATTATTGGACGTGCCTACATTGAAAGCGTCAAAGAACCAGAAAGAGGACATTGCAGCAGCATTGAAAGCCTTGACCGAAGCAGAGGACAGCAAAATGCTCTTCGGGGAGCCGGAACCTAAACCGGCAGGAACTGGAAATTTAATTGGACAGGTGAGAGGTGGCAGCAGCACAAGCGCTGAAGAAGCTGCCATGAGAGCAGCTATGGGACTTCCACCTGTAACAGAGACAAAATAAGGGAGGAAAAATTAAATGCCTAACAATATTGCATTAGCAAAAAATTATGTACCTCTTCTTGATGAGGTATATCAAAGAGAATCAGTGACAAGTGACTTGACTGGTGACCCTACAATGGCAAAAGCCGGCGCAAATGCAAAAGAGATTGTATATCCTCAGATTGCTGTAACAGGACTTGGGGATTATGACCGTAACAGTGGTTACACACAGGGAACTGTAGATTTTAAGTGGACATCTACGGAATACAATTATGACCGTGGCGCTAAGTTATCAGTAGACGCTATGGACAACCAGGAAACATATAATCTTGCTTTTAGTATGGCAGGTGCAGAACTGATGCGTACCAAGGTAGCACCGGAAGCAGATGCCTTTACATTTGCTACACTGGCAGGTATTGCAGGCATTTCCAAAGGTGAGGAAAAGAAAATTACCACAGCAGATGCATTTCTTGCAGAACTGCTGGAAGCAAAGAACACCATGGACAATGATGAGGTACCGGAAGAGGGCAGAATCCTGTATGCGACAGCAAATCTTCTCAATGCGCTTCTGATGATGGATTCTTATAAATCCAAGGAGATTTTAGCAACATTTACTGTTAAGAAAGCAGTACCACAGGGAAGATTCTATACTGCCATTGATCTGTTGGATGGCAAGTCTGTTGGTGAGGAAGCAGGTCATTACCGTAAAGGTACAGCCAAGTATGAAAAGACAAAAGATCTTACACCAGTAACAACAAAGACCTATTACACAGAGAACGGTGGAGTTTATACACCGGTAGCAGGATCAAGCGCATCCTCAGGCTCCATGTCCTCTTACTATGAAAGAGTGCAGGAAGAAGCGAAGCCGATTAATTTCATGATTATTCATAAGCCAGCCATTATTAAGCATGATAAGCATGTTGTATCTAATGTGATTCCAGCATCTGCTAACCCGGATGCTGACGCAGATATCGTAAAGTACCGTAAATACGGACTGGTTGATGTCTATAAGAATAAGGTAGCTGGTATCTATTTAAGCCATCAGGCATAGGAGGAGCTTATGAGAACAGTAGGAATGGGCGCAATGCCAAAGAGCGAAGAGGATAAGAAGCTGCTTTCTGAGAATGCAGAACTTCGGGCTGAGAATGCAGCATTGAGGCAGGAAAACGAGGAACTGAAAGCGAAGAAGGCTTCCAAAAAAGGAAAGACAGATTCTGCAGCCGATGATCCTGCAACAGAGTAAGGAACAGAGGAGGGAGTAGTAATGTCTTACATAACGTGGGAGCAGTACTGCTCCTTTTATAACAATGTTACGGATGAAAATGAATTCAATCGGTTATCCAGACTGGCAGAGATCAAGTTGAATACCATTACCCACATGAGGGCAAAGCAGTTTGAAAATGCGTATAGTGAGGAAACAGCGACAGATTTCCAACAGCAAGTGCATATTCAGATTCAGGATACGTTTTGCCAGCTGCTTAACATCATGAGCGTACAGGAATCGTCCAGTATGGGTACTGGTATCGCATCTGTCAGCAATGATGGATATTCAGAGTCCTACAAGGTTGTCACATCACAGGAAAAGGAAGAACAGCTTACATCTGTAATACGGTCAGGGCTGTCAGGTACAGGATTAGCAGGAGCGATATGCCTATGAGTGTTTTATTTTGCGATGTCGCAACAATATATAACTACTATGAATCCGAAAACGGTACAGAGCACTGGAGCAGATCTGTAGTAAAGGGTGTGCAGTGGAGACACAACAGAAATGAGGTATCTACATCCAATGGCGTGCAGACTGAGAATAAGGTGGAAAGTATAACGATAGATTTTGGACGCAGATACGGAAATAAACCATATTTACAAACTGTTGAGTATAACAGGCTACCGGAGGAAGAACGTGAAAACTACTGGACCCTGAATGCCAAGAGCGGTAAGGATATCATTATACTCGGTGAAGCAACAGAAGAAATTGGGCAGGATTGCAGGATATCAGAATTGAGAGAACATTACCAATATGCAGTTACTGTGACATCTGTGTCTGATAATCGTAACATGCCCAGGTTGAAACATATCAAGGTGGTGGCTAAGTAATGGGATTGCATTATAAATGTGATTTTAATCTACAGGACTGCATGCATACCCTTGGTGTAGAAGAACGTGGAAGAGTGCAGCAGGTAGTTACGGATGAGGTATTAAGGCTTTCTGATAATTATGTTCCATTTCAGGAAGGTGGCTTAAAAGCAAGTGGGCATATTGAGAACCAGACAGATGTTGTATGGAGCACTCCATATGCACGTTACATGTGGAATGGAATTGTCTATGAAGATCCTGATCTGCATTGTGCAGGATTCAAGACAGAAAATGGCTGGCGTTCCAGAAAAGATGTAAAAAAGGTACCGTCCGATCCTGTGAGAAAATTGAAATATCATAATGGTATCAAACGTTCTGACCACTGGGTAGAGCGTATGTTGCAGGATGGTGGTCGGGATGCCATAGAAAAAGCTGCAAGACTGGAGGCTGGTAAATGACAGTATCAGAGGGCATTATAACGTGGCTGAGAGAATTCAAACCGAAGAAAATAGACACAGATATCCAACGGGCAGGTACTGGCAGGTATTCACTGGCAAAAGAACCGGTTCAGAATGTAAAGTCCTATTTGTCCGGTAAAAAAGAATATACGGACCATTACACATTTTGCGCATGTATGCCGAATCAGGAAAATGCAGAATGCATTGACAACAATGTGTTTGGGGAAAAATTGACAGAGTGGGTAAACGAACAGAACCGACTTGGCAATTATCCTGTGTTACAGGATGCAACTGTAAAAGAAATAAGGATAACTACCCCATTTTTCATGGGGGCAACGAGCGAGAGTGATTCTTTATATCAGATGACTATCGCTATTAAATATGTGAAGGAGAGATAACAATGTCTGAAATGAGAGAAAAGCTGATGCATTTCTTAAACATTGGCACAACAGGAACAGATAAGTATGTACTGATAGGTGATGGTGTCAGTTCTTTAACAGAAGAATTCAACCCGGAATCTGAGACAAAACAGTATATCAATCAGAGCAACGGAACAACGAACATTAAGAGTTATACACCTTCTATCAGCGTGGAAAAAGAGTACATCAAAGATGATGAGCTGCAGGCGTGGATGAATGAGAAGATCAAAACTCTTCCAACAGGCTCATCTGCAATGACAGATTATGTTAGGGTGAATATTCTGGAAACGCCGACAGAAGAAGGAGAATATCCGGCGGTGAAACGTAAATGCTCATATCAGTTTGATTCTATCGGCGGCGATGCTGGTAGCGAGTTGATGAACAATATGACACTGGGCGGTGTAGGTGATCCGATCCAGGGCACATTCAATGTAACTACTAACAAATTTACACCGACAACATAAGACAGGTGTTAATCAAAATTAGCATAGTGGTGGGTGTCCCTCTAAATCACCCATCACTTTTTAGAGGATGGTAATGGTATGGAAAGCTTAAGGGTAAAAAAATCACTTGAAATCGAAGTAAATGACAATGGGGATGTGATAACAATCCCGGTTGAGGATGTGCAGTTCTTGGATGGGTTCTATGACCTGATCGATAAATTCTCCAATAAAGGACAGGAGATAAAGGCAAAGGGCGCAGGACTTAACCAGAAGGAACATATACAGCTGCTGGTTACTACAATGCAGGATATTGCAGCAGAGATTGATTCTTTGTTTGGGGCGGATTGTTGCGAAAAGGTATTTGACACCACGGCACCATCGCCCTATGCAATAACAGACTTCTTTGACCAGCTGCTTCCTATTTTTGACAGATATACGAATGACAGGCATAAGAGGATTGCACAGAAGTATAGCAGGGAGAGACAGGGCGGCGCATTTACCCCGCAATATGGTGGCAACAGGAAGAATAGAAGGAAGAGATAACTATGTGGAATGTCATGCTGGACAAACTGCCATATGAATGGCATGGATATCCCATAGATGCATCTTTTCGTACAGGAATCCAGATCATGCAGTGCCTACAAGACGAGGAGTACGAAGAGAATGAAAGAGTCTATCATGCATTGAGTCTGTTGTTTTATAGTGATGAGCAGCCTTCAATGATAGAAGAAGCTATAGAAGGGATGGTATGGTATCTAAATGAATACAACCATGATAACCATAAAAAAGAACAGAGCAAAGTAAAAGCATTTGATTTTGACGTAGACCAATGGAGAATATATGCAGCATTTAAGGAGCATTACAATATTAATCTGAACAAAGCCAATCTGCATTGGTTCGTATTCATGGGGTTGCTTACTAATTTGGAAGAATGTTCGTTCACCAGAGTAGTAGATATACGTTGTAAGAAGTTGGACGCAAAAATGCAGCAAAAAGAGCGTAAAGCTATCATGGAAGCACAGAAGATATACAGCCTTGGAGCAAAGGCAGAACTTACAGAAGAGGAAAAGAAGGAAGATGATGAGGCGCTTGCCGTATTCAATCAATTAAGAAATAAGAAATAAAAGATAACAGCCAGAAGAGCCTAGAGCCGGTTTACATGTTTAAAAACATGTAGCTGGCTCTATTTTTGAAAGGGGCTTTTCATATGGCTGAGTATGATACAAGTATACGTGTTAGCACTAAGGTTGATTCTTCAGAATTGGATAAGGTGGCAAAAACCTTTAAGGATATCGAGGACAAGGCAGATGATGCAAAAGATAAAGTAGAAGAGCTGGACAAAGCAGCAGCCGGCACAAAAACTGAGGAATATGAGAAACAGGCGAAAGCCATTGAAAAGGTAAATACTGAGCTTGATAAGAATATTAAGAAGCAGAAAGAAGCTGTCCAGGCACAGACAGAAAGCCCTGATTATAGATCTGCATGGACAGAGGAAGAAGAAGCCCGCATTGATGCCCTAATCGCTAAGACAAAAGAACAGAAAGAAATTGCAGGGCAGAATCCAGAAACTGAAACTACAAGAGAAGTGGCTTTTGACTGGCAGAGTAACGCAGAGCAGCAGGCACAGACCGCACAGCAGGTAGAAGAGATAGCTGCCGAGATGGAACGTACAAAAGCTGGAATCGCGGATGCAGATCAGCATATGAACCAGCTTCGTGTGGACGTAGAGGAATATGCTAACTCTCTGAAAGAACTGGAAGCACAGGGACAGTATTTCGGTGATGATGACTATGACCAGGTGTATCTTGCATGGCGTAATGCCACAGATGCTGTCAAGGAATATGAAGCCAATCTCAGAAGCCTTACAGATAAGGGAATGGCTGAGACAGAGGCACGGATTGCAAAAGAAGAGCAGGTAAATGCCAAGAAGCGCGAACAGGAAGCAGAAGAGCAGAAATTACAGAGCATCCGTGTTAATGCGCAAGTATCGAATCAGAAACTCGTAGACCTGCTTGCAGAACAAATCCGATTGCAGGAAAGATTATCAGAACTGAAAAAGGCTGGACTGACAGCCGGATATCAGGAATACGATAACATTACGGCAAGACTCAAACAGATAAAAGAGCAGGTCGATTATGAGCAGAAGGGCTTTCAAAAGATGGGTGAATCCGGTAAGAAAGCCTTTAACAAGATTAATACCCATGCAAAGAAGTCTGGTGGTCTTTTATCGACATTAGGAAGCAGATTGAAGGGAATTGCGCTAAGTCTGCTGATATTTAACTGGATTACCAAGGGATTCAACGCCATGGTATCGGGCATGAAGACAGGATTCAATAATCTTGTCAGATATTCTTCAGACTATAATGCTGCGATGTCGCAGCTGAAATCATCCAGCACGCAATTACAGAACAGCCTTGCTACTGCCTTTGCTCCGATCGTCCAAATGGCAATCCCATACCTGGTGCAGTTAATCAATTATATTACCATGGCAGCCAATAAAGTAGCTCAGTTTATGGCTATTTTGCAGGGTAAGAGTACATGGACAAGAGCCAAGGCAGTACAGGAAGATTACGCTGCCGCTTTGAATGGAACATCAAAAGCGGCGAAAAAGGCAGCAGGGGCGCTGGCATCATTTGACACATTGGAGGTTCTGTCTAAAAAAGATTCTGGCAGTGGTTCAGGCGGGACAAGTCCCAAGGACATGTTTGAGGAAGTAAAAACGGATGCCCAAGCGCCAGAAACAAAATTCGCAAAAAGAATAAAAGATGCCATTGACAAAGAAGATTGGTTTGAACTGGGACGTATTATCGGAGAAAAAATAGCGCAATCGCTAGATGCCATTGACTGGGATAGCATTTACAACAAAGCCGATAGATTTGGGACAGGTCTTGCTAGATTCCTGAATGGTTTAATATCTCCAGACCTTTTTTATAACCTTGGAAAAACTATTGCAAATTCAATAAATACAGCACTACATTTCCTGAATTCCTTCGGTAAAGAATTTGACTGGAAGAATTTCGGGAAGTCCTTGGCAGCAGGGATAAAAGGATTCTTTGAAAACTGGGATGCTGGCCTTACCGGGGAAACTCTAAGCACCTTTGCAAAGGGACTATTAGAAGCAGCAACAGCAGCCGTTGATAAACTTAGAGAAGATGAAACATTCAAGGATATAGGTCAGAAACTTGTTGACTTCCTGTGTGGTATAGACTGGTTAGGTCTTGTATGGGATTTAACACAGTTTTTTAGGGCTTGTGAAGATGCATTAATTGATTTTCCAGTGGATTTTGCAGAAGGTGTTGCGCAGGGAATTCTGGATCACATATTTGGAGAAGGCAATGTAAATGTAAAATTGCCGGATAGTATGAAAGAAGGATTAGGAACAGAATTCCTAACATTATTCAATCCGGGGATTGGTGCGGTAAGGCAAATGATTGACGTGTTCCAATTATTGCAGAATGCAGGAGATGCATTGAGCAGTAAGATGACAGAAACATCTTCTAATATTAGTGCACAGCTTGAGTTTCTAAAGACACAGGCATTTACAAAATGGTTAGAAATTCAAAGTTGGTATGATTCATCTGTAGCACCATGGTTTACGGCAGAAAGATGGGTAGAAGTATTTGACGGAATATATCAGGGAGCGTTAGAAAAATGGGATGAGATAAAAGCATGGTGGGCTGATTCGGCGATTGTGACATGGTGGGATGAAGATGTAGCGCCGTGGTTCACGGCTGAAAAGTGGCTGGAAGTAACACAAGGTATATTGGATGGTATCTCAGGCAAGTGGGATGAACTTGTCGCATTCTGGGGACCGGCGATAAAAAATTGGTGGGACACACATGTAGCACCATGGTTCACAGCAGAGAGATGGAAAACTCTCGGCGAGAACATGAAAAAGGGTATTTATAACGGGTTTGTTGGTATCGTAAGTAAGACAGTAGATATAATGAATAAGATAATTGCGGCATGTGAGAGCATGATTAATACGGTAATTGATAAGATTAACCAATTCATGCAAGATGCAGTAGCAACCGCCAATAAGATACCAGGAGTGAATTTTGAAGCACATACGATAAGCCATGTGCAGTTTGGCAGGGTGGAAATGCCGGACATTCCTATGCTTGCCAACGGTGCAGTAATCCGTGGAGGTAACCCATTTGCTGCAATCCTCGGAGACCAGCCAGTCGGACAGACCAACATCGAAGCACCATTGTCCACTATCGAAGATGCAGTCAGAAATGTTGTCGGTGATAGATCAGGAGGTGTGTTGAACGTAAATCTGAACTATGATGGCGAAACATTCGCAAGACTGTCTTTGCAGGATTTTCTAAACGAAATGAATAGACAGGGTTACGATATTGATGTATTGGGAGGTATGTCATAATGGCTGATTATACACAGGGAATTATAATTGATGGAATTACATATGATGTGCCTCTTGTATCAATAAAACGATCCTTTGATGTGGTGGACAAATATGCACAACGTAACGAAGAGGACGGAGATTTGTTGAGGGAAATCTTAGGAGTATATGCCAATTATGATATGGCATTCGGTGTGATCGATGATGATGATACATATGAAGGGCTGATTGACAAGCTTACGGAGCCTACAGAGTTTCATGATTTTGTGCTGCCAAGCACTAAGGGAGATTTTTCTTTCAGAGGATATATCAGTAAGGTATCTGATGAGATGATGAAGATACATAGTGATACAGTAACGTTCCAAGGACTTACTTGTAAATTTACCATGAAGAAGCCATTCAGGACACCATAAAGGAGGCAGACAGTATGCCAAAGACAGGATTTCGCTGTATTTATGATCTTAAAGATACTACAGCGATAGCAGACAGCACGCCGACAACTGCATACAATCAATCATTTGCTGATATATCACAGTTGAAAGAGAATATTGAATCGGCAAATTATGCAACGTTGGAGCAGGATTTCTTCCTTTTGGATGGCAGTATGGAAGAAATGCCGGATGCACCGGAGGATATTGTATTTTTCTCTGACACATGCGCAGACGAAAACGGGCAGTTTGCCGATGATCCTATGATCATAATATTATTCCAGGAACAGCACTCATCAATTGGCTTGAAGTTCTATTTTCTGGATGATTATCCATTGCGAATGCGTATTAAGTGGTACGACAAGGACGGATATCTGACTGATAATGTGGTCCTTGAACCTGATGCCCTGACGTATTTTGCAGAGCATCAGGTCAAGGATTACATGAAAATAGAGGTAATCTTTGAGAGAACCAAGCCATACAGATATGTAAAGCTCAGATACATCGAATATGGTACGGAATATGTATTTGGAGAGGGTGGTCTTCCGGTAAAGGATGGTTCTCTTGTAGAAGAATGTCAGTTAATACCGGATAAGATAGCGATAAATAAGTTCACATTCAAATTAATAGACGAGAACGATGATTTTAACCTTGGCAATATAAAAGGCAGGCATCAGGTGCTGCAGGCAGGACAGCAGGCACTTGCGTATGAGAAGGTGGATGGAACAGATATACTGCTGGGTAAATTCTTCCTGCAGAGCTTTAAGACAGATAAGAATGTGACCACAATGACATGTACAGATTACAAGGGCAGACTGGATGAATACAATTTCCGTGAGGGAAAAGTATATAACGGAGAACTGGCAGGTGATGTGATCGATAGTATCATGCAGGCAGCAGGGATTGAAGAATATACAGTTACTGATGAAGTAAGAAAGTGCAAGCTTTATGGCTGGCTAAAGATCCAGACGTGTAGGAAAGCACTCCGTGAAGTTCTGCTCGCCTGCGGAGCTGTAGCAGATGATGCCAGAAGTGAGAGCCTTAACATATACCGGACGAACAGGGTAATTACAAGCACGATTGCAAGGAGCAGGAAATTCAGCACTGTTACCACGAACAACGATTATATATCTGATGTGTCTGTAAAGTATCCTGAATATACTCTTGGCGCAGAAAGTAAGCAGATTGCAAAGGGAACATATGAGCCGGGAACATACACGATAGAGTTATCATCGCCGGTTGACCCGCAGAGCGTTGAAATAAGCACAGGGGAGATAATAGAAGTAAAGAATAATTATATAACCTTTACTGTAACAGACACTGAGGCAGCAGAGGTAATACTTACAGGTAAGCAGTATAGTAAGGAAGATATTACTGTTACTGCATCTGTGGACAAGGTAGAAGCTGGAAAGAGCAGGGCAACAAAGTCCTTTACATGCACACTCCTGAATGCACAGCAGGCAGCAAAGAGAGCATCTGAGATACTGGACTATTACAATCTGACTATTGGAATAAAAGCGAAGTATGTAAGCAATGGTGAGAAAGCAACACAGTGGGCGCTGGTTGAAAATGCAGATAGAGCATATGGAAATTATGTGGCAGGAATAGAAAAGCTAACAACGGACCTTACAGGCGGATTCCTGAGTACAGCACAGCTGCGTGGATATTATCTGCTAACGGTAGATAGTTATTATACAGGTGAAATCTATGCAGGAGAGGAGGTTGGAGATATTTGAGTAAGATAGAGATAGAGCATGTGCAGATAACTCCAGCGTCAACGACAGCAAAAGGAACTATTAAAATAATCATGGATGTATCTGACAGGAACGTAACTTACACCAATGACAAGAATTATGCGGGTGAGCTGTACGCAGGGCAGCAGATAGGAGGTATGTAGTAACATGGCAATTACAAAAGTAAGGGTAAAAATCAATGGGGTATGGTCAAACCTAGCACTGAACAGCAGCACAGGGAAATGGGAAGGCAGCATAACAGCCCCGGCTGTGACATCGTACAATCAGACAGGCGGGTACTGGCCGGTAACTGTAGAAGCCACGAACAGTGCCGGCACAGTCACTACAGTGGATGCAACAGATTCTACCATAGGATCAGCATTGCGGTTAATTGTAAAAGAAACTGTAAAGCCGGTCATTAAGCTGGTACAGCCGTCCAATGGGGCGTACATCAGCAACAATATGCTCCCAATCATCTTTGATGTGACAGATGAAGCCGGTGGAAGTGGCGTGAAGCTGTCAACGGTAGCCCTTAAGCTGTCAGGGGCAACATATAAAGATGGTTCTGTAGGAATGGGCAAAACAGCAATCACGAATGGGTATCGTTTCACGTATACGCCGCAATCTGCGTTAGAGGATGGCGCAAAAACGATTGAAATTACAGCAACAGATAATGACGGTAATGCAGCAACAACGTCAAAAGCAACATTTACGGTAGATACAATCCCACCCACACTTACAATCAGTGAACCGGCAAGTGGTCTTATTACAAACCAAAGCAATCTGATTGTAAAAGGAGTAACCAACGATACGACATCCAGTCCGGTCACGGTAACGGTTGTACATGGTTCAAAGACGTATTCCCCAACGGTAGGTGATACTGGGGCATTCACACAGGCTGTAGTGCTTACAGAGGGTACAAATACGATAAAGGTAACTGCCATGGATGCAGCAGGCAAGGCGACAGAGATTACGTTTACTGTCAGTCTGGACACCACAGTACCAACGGTAAAGTCCGTTGTAATGAGTCCGAATCCCGCAAATGTATCAGGCAGCGTAGTGATCACACTGGAGGTCGAATAGTATGGATATCAATATTGTCCTGCCAAGCAATATTGTATATGTGGCAGGATATGTGAATCATGTTGCTGTAGTGTTCCAGCAGGAAGCCGATGGAAAGACATGGAGTGCAAAAGCAGAACAAAGTGCAGGGAATACATATCTGTTGGAACTGGATATTATAGATGAGGCAGGAAACAGAACCAATTACATAGATACTATAGAGTATGTATTACCATATTTTATTTACGATAGAACCATACAGGACGTAGAGCAAAAAACGGCAAAAGGCTATATAAATGCAAACGACTTGAACCGAGTCGAACGGAATACCGAAATAATAGCTGAGTATATAGGAATTGCAGTATCTGTAAAAAATGATTGGAAAATAGGAGACTTGCCACGGACAAGTGACTTTTGCAGGATAAGGGAGAATGTACAAAGAATCCGGGACAACTATATGATCTATACCAGTACGCCAGAAGTACCGGAGCAGCCCTTGAACGATTACAAGAAATGGAATGCAATCGAGAGAATATTACATGATGTGTATGTAATTTACTTTGGTAACATAAGCAATGTTGATTACTGTGGAGAAATAGCCACAGGAGAAGAAATAGGAGTGATCTAAGTATGGGATTTAATAAAAAGACATGGAAGGACAGGCTTGTAGAGCATGCCGGAAGAAGAAAATTGACCAATGTTGCAACGGGAGCGACAGAGACGGTAGATGTGACAAGAGCGGAAGGAACAGAGTCCCAAGTAGGTGATATGTTTAATGCAACAAATATGAATGACTTGGAAACCAGGACATACAATGCTTTCAATGATGTAGTAAAAATATATACTAACACAAGTGTAGCAGCTTCGGCGTGGGGAACTTATACAGCATCGTTGGACAATGAAGCAGCTATTATAGCAGAAGGGTATACATATAAGGCAGATATTACATTATCTGGAATTACAGCGGCACATGCTACAAAGGTATGCTTCGCACCAGCAGAAATACAGGATGGAGTATTTGCACCATATGTAAATTCACAGGCTGGTAAAATTCTTTAGGTTACAATCGATGATGGGGTAAACGAAAAAGCAGTTTTGACATTGCAGAGAACTGCCCCTTCGTTTACACCATTTTCGATTTGACCTAATTGAACAAAGTGAGCATCC